TCAACTCGTGGGCACACGCAGTACCCACAGGCAACGGATGGGGCGAAGTGGGATATGTGAACCCCGAAACCAAGAAGATGGTCGTTATCGAGAAGGTACACGGCATCGAGGGGGATGGTACTTTCTTCGGTCAGCCCGACGAACTACCTCAAGTGAGTGAGGCGGTGTGGAACACCGCACAGGACATCATCAAGTACATGACTGACCTGCCGGGGCTCAACAATTTCGAGCATAACCTGCGTACCATCGCTAAGGCCCATGTGGTGACTAACAAAACCGCTGGATATGCTGGCGGCGCACTCGCTGGCTGGCTCAAGCGTAAGCCCGAACCTGCACCCAAGCCTATGCCTACGGTCACGAGCCAGTGGGTAGGCAAGGTGGGCGAGCGTATGACCGTGCTTCCGTGCAAGGTCACATTCGTGCGCCGTATCGAAACCATGTACGGCATCAGCACACTGACCAAGTTCATTGACCTCAAGGGCAACCAACTGGTGTGGTTCCGTAGTGGGGACAAGAACGACCTTACCAAAGGCCAAATCATCGGCCTCACAGCAACCGTCAAGAAGCATGACTCGTACAAGGACACGAAGCAAACGACCGTGACACGAGGCAAGATTGACACGAAGCCCGATTGGGGCGAAGGGTGGGAGCAAGATTGATATACGAGCGACCCCTAATTGAAACGAAAATGGAGGAATACCAATGAGAAAAATACTAAGCGAACAAGAGCGAAGCGGTGTGATAAAACAACACATCGTCGAAACCACAGAACGAGTGACCTCGTACCACACGGTATGGGGAGGTACGAAGAAGGCGGCTAAGGATGCCGTGAATTGGGGCGATGTGATGCCGGACGACGACCATCGGGACTACGGCGAACCTACGCAAGCCAAAATCACACGCACTGAGCAGTGGATTGCCTGTAAGAACTACGGCAAATGGAGCGGACGGACGGCCCGAGGCTTCGACGGAAAACCTCGAACTGTGGCACACAGGATGTGTCAAGACCTCGTAAAAGTGCCTATTCGTACCGCTCGATTGGATGGACGATGGTACCCCATGATGCCCGAAGAACAAACCGCATGGATAGATGCGAACTTGGGCGTTGCCCTGTGTGCAGTGTGCCAAAGTCGGGAAGCCGATAAGCGATTCTCCGAGGTGGTGATTGAATGAGTACGCCTCTATTCGGTGGCGACACCGACCGACTCGACATGACCGAGGACTCATGGGTGAACATGACGGGCTCATGGGGAAGCACCAAGCCCGAGAAGCGTAGCATGCGCTACACAGCATGGGTGCGTGGCACTCGTGGTGGATTTGAAATCTACGACACCGAGAACAGCGAGCGATACTACGCCGAAGGTGGACTGTGGTTTAGTCGGGGGGAACTCCAGTACCTGTGCGACTACGACGGCATCTATGCCCTGCCTATCCAAATCGTCTTGTGGCTGGACAGACTTGGGCGCATAGACCCAAGTGAGAACGACTTTCACCGACAGGCAATCATCGAAGAATTGGGGGTGGACGCATGAACATCACACCTACACCCGAGCAGTACAAGCGTATGCTCAACATGATAATCGCCCACAGCACGAACGACGACGACAAGGCATGGGCCGAGCAAACGCTGGAGGCGATGGCATGAGCAGTCCTACGGACTGGTATGATACCAGCAACCAACAAGAATATATAGGGGCACCCTCCCTAAGTACAAGTGGGAACAACCCAACAGGAGCAAATAACATGAAACGAAATGTGAACACCGACGAAGCGACCGCACTCTTTGAGAGCGTGACATCTAACAAACCAACCTATGTGGTGGGCCTATGGGCCAACCGTGTTCTCAACCTCACGGATGAGAAGATGAGCATGGGTGCAGACATGACCAGCGAAGATACGCTCGAAGCGTACTTCGACCTGTGCAACGACGAACCGACACACAACCTCGGCTACATTCTTGGCGACGGTGGTGGCTGGCATCTCGACAAGGTGTGGGCATCTATTCACGAACACAGCAACATAATGGACGAAGCAACGGCTCGTTGGTTCTTGGTCGAGTACGCAAGTGAAATCGCAGTGACCATGATGGCCGAGTACATCTTGGCCGTGCAAGCACAGTCAATGGAGGTGCTTGCATGAGTAATGTGAAATTGATGCGAGGCGAAGGTAACTTGGCTACACTGCGAGGTGTGCAGATTCTCACAAGGGACACGAAGAGGCCTAAGACATGGAAGTTGAACCACACCGGCGAAGTCGTGGACAAGTACCCCGAGTACGGCGAGTACTACATGGACGGGGAGCGAAAAATGCGTGTCACAGCAGTGGCTCACGAGAAGTGGGGCATGGACTACTACTCAAACGCACTCCAAAATTACCTACAAAGTGACGACACTGACGGTGACGGCAGTGAAAGCATGGCTCGGTACGCAATCGAGCAGGTACTTACCAACGACTCGCTCAATGCACTGATGCAGGGGGCGCAGTATGTGCCCAAATTGGTTGTCAGTCGAGTTCAGTCGGCCAGCCTCAACCGTCACATAGGTGTGTACACCCTCAAGTCGATACCTCGCCAAACCAAGTTCGATGTTAAGCGAAGTGATTTCGGCTACATGAAATCGTGGGCGCAGACCCGATTCATCGACAGCCAAATGGCGCTTGACTACTTGGCCTTCTTGGACAAGTACGAAGTGCTTATCGCTGAGGTGAGCCTGAAATTGAAGAAAGGCAAGGCCGACCGAATGTACGAACATGACAAGCGTGACCTCGAGTACGCTGTTCGCAACCTCGAGCGCAGACAAAAGGCGTATGCCGAGTGGCTTCTTGAGTACGACGACATGGTGGCCAAGTGGGTCGCACAAGAGGCGTGGCTCAATGCCATGCCCGACCACTTGCCGAATCACGAGGTGGGCCGACAGATGCGATACTCACATGGCGCAGTGGACCGTAACCCTGCTGACTCAGTAGGAATTTGGGACAGGGAAATTGACAACTTGACTAAGAACCGTGACACTTACGCAAAGCGGGTCAAGGACTACGAGGATGCACATGGCGGTGAACAAGAGTGAGTCAAGTGATACGACCCTACGGCGATGTCACACGCATGATTGACGAGGCAGATGCGCTCAAGGAACGCTGGTACATCACCATGCGTGAGGCAAGCACACGGAGCGAGCGAGCGGAAGCGATTCGGAACTACAATGCACTGCGTGGCGTCGTCAAGTCACTACGCTGGGCATTCTACAAGGGCGAATCACCGCTCAATTGATATAGGGGGAACCGCTAATGACAAACATGGAGCAATACAGAATACACTTCACCAACGGCTACATCGTAGTCGAAGAACGCAAATCGCCTAACGGGACACAGGAAGCCAAGTGTAGCCTGTACCCACTGACACACACCGATGTCTTGACACTCTTTCAAGAGGTAGTGGTGTGGGCGGCGGACAAATACACGCACACCAAGATGCTCATGCGAGATGGAGTCCCGTACTTCATCGCATGGGTACCAGCAACACAGGAGGAACAACAATGAAAAAATACGCAGAATACCTAACGGAGCAATATACCCCGCTAACACGGGACGAACTAACGAAATACGAAGAGGTCGTCGCCTTTGTCACAGCGGCCGACCCCGTGAACATGAAGACCTTCTCACAGCGACTGCTCGATGAAATCATGTTCTTGCGGTCACAGATGGCCGTAGCATACGAGTACATCGGACGCAAAGCACCTAACCCAGCACCGGCAAGGTATCGCAAGGTCATGCACCATGCGACACGCATCCGTACAGAAGAACGGGAGGCGAGCCAATGAGTGCCGCAAACAAATGGATGGCATCAGCGAGAGTATCGTTGGATGAATTGGAGAAGGAGGTCAAGCGGTTGCGTGAGGAATTGGCGTTGTATCGTCAAGGACTCATTGATGCGACCCTCATGTACCCCGACCTCTACAACTTCCTTCCACTTTACCTACGGGAGTTGATTGAGTGAACTCGATACCGATGTGGGATATGCTCTCACGCATGGAGCCGGGCACCAATGTCAAGGCACACGCTCGTGAGCAAGCGAAGCACTGGCGAGGTCGCATGAAGGACATTGAGAAGTGGGTCGAGCGACAGTGTGCTAACATCACCAAGCCAATGGTGTACCAAGCGGCTGAGAAGGCAAGTCAATTCCAAGCCGAAGCAGAACGCTGGGACGAACTGGCCAAGTGTGTACGCAAGGTCGAAGGCAAGTGGGTGATTGTATGAACCCGACACTCAAGGCACTCATGGACACCACCGATGTCCTCATTGACGCAATCAAGTGCCTACGAGCACTCGAGTACGACGGAGTGGCTGACATTCTCACTCAGCGAATGTTGGATTCGCAGAAACATATATATGGGGGCGACCCACACAACCAAAATGGAGGCAACACACAATGACCAACCGAATTACGAAATACTTTGTGAAGCGAGTACTGGCATCGAAGCAATTGATGCTGTGCCCACTGTGCGACGACGCAGTGATACCGACCGAACATGAGCGAGCATGCTACCACTGCACACTCGACGCATCATGGGGGGTGACTGCATGAAGTGCCGCAAGCCACTCAAGCACAAGCCCGCTATGGAGGGCGTCTTGCACTGCAAGCAGTGTGCGACCGAAGCACTACACGAGTCAATGCCCGACAAGAACTGGGATGGTGGCGAGCAGTGTGCCATTTGTGCAGACGACTACCACGACAGTGACCAGTACATCTGCGACGATTGCCACAACGACCTCGAGAACCTACGGGCAGACCAACTTGCATCGAGGTGGGACTAATGAACATCTTCGTACTTGACACCGACCCTACCGTTGCGGCTCACATGCACTGCGACAAGCATGTGCCCAAGATGGTCGTGGAAGCCGCACAGATGATGGCATCAGCCCTGCGCCGACATGGTGCGACTGATGAGCAGATGCCACTCACCAAAGCGGGCAAGCCCTACAAGGGCGGCTACGCTCACCACCCATGCACCGTATGGGCTGGCGATAGTCGTGCTAACTTTTGGTGGCTGGCAACGCATGCCCAAGCACTGTACTGTGCCTACCAATTGAGGTTCGGCAAGAAGCATGCGTGTGCTGACCCTATTGACCAAATGCAAGCACTCACAAATAGCATTCCCGAATACACAGGGACCAACCACACTGGACTCACATCATTCGCACAGGCCATGCCCGACGAGTACCGTGATGCAGATGCGGTCAAGGCTTACCAAGCCTACTACCACAGCAAGCAGTTCGCCAAGTGGGACAAGGGCACACCTGCCCCCGACTGGTGGCGAGGCGTGGAGGTGACGGCGTGATTTACGAATACTCAAGTGATATTTACTACGACTCGTCAATCAACATTTTCTTTTTCCTAAACGAACAAGGCGAAGAAGTTGAATGCAACGAACAAGGCGTGGAGGTGACGGCATGAGTGGAAGGCCAGCACTATATTGCCGAAGATGTAAATATAGAGTATTCAGAAAGGATGGGGCTTTGTGCCAGCGATGCGATTGCGTGGAGTTGGTCGCATGAGAAGCAATCAAATTGTTATCGGCTACATCACGGATGCCGGGTATCGCTGTACTTACACACCCGGACTATGCGACCTATGCGGTCAAGCGGGCATGCTTCAAGGCACTGTGTTGCTCGAGCGAGTGAAGGACAAAGCGACTCGACCCGCACACTTTATAGTACACCGACGAGTACCCACATTGTTCCGAAGTGGGTATGCCCCACCGACCTGCCCCGACTGCATCGAAAAAGCAGAATTGTGGGAAGCAAAGGCGGTGAAACCGGAATAAGGTTAAGTAGTGGCGCAGACAAAGTACATACTACAACAAGGGGGCAGGTGTAATCCTGTGTTCGTTACTTCGGTAACTACCTCCTTTTGTGTTTGGGCTTTTGTTTCATGCACCTGCTCCCACCTAAACACAGGAGGAAAAAATATGAAAACAAACACATACATTTTGGCAGACATCGTAGCAAAAATTTTGGTCGCAAACCCCGATGGGCTTTCGACCTACGAACTATTCAATCGGTTGGCCGACAGCAATCTCAAGACACGCTGGTTGCCAACCCGCAATTCATTCGGCCCTAAATTGAGGGCCATCGGTGGTATCATCAAGCAAGGTACTGCCACCGGATATTCAACAGCCGGACCACGCACAGTGGTCGTGTGGAACATCGACATAGAAGCATACAACGAGTGGAGGGGTGCTGATGTATTCGGTGCTTGACCTACACAAATGCCGTGTCGAATCGGCCACAGCCTATGTGCGTGACCCGAAGACAACCCGACTCAAGCAATTCCCAATCTTCACACTGCAAGAAAGTGACACTGTTCACCTCTTTGCCACTAAAATCATCATGTGGAAGTTCTTGGATTCGATTTTTCCCAAAAAAATTCTCCCGAGAGGACCGGTCGAAGACGATTTTTTCGCTCCCAGTGAGCATATCCCTTCCATGCGTGAGATAATGCAGGGCTTCTTGGAAGAAGCACAGGAAGATGTGCGCTACCTCGTGCTACAATACGAGGATGGTGACATCGTTAATGTGTTCGGGCTTGACGAGTATGTACTCAGTCGTGATGTCGAGGCGTACTCGGTCGTGTTCGACAAGAATGGGTACGGCAGTCGCCAAGAACCCTTCGTCTTTAGAGATAAGAATGGGGCCCATATACGGCCTTCTTTGGTGTGCGAGGTAGGTGCGTACCTAATTCGCATAACAGACCTCGGGAAGCGCCTCTATTGCACCATAACAGGGGTGGATGATAGGGGGCATAAGTTCGTCCCGATTAAGCCCAAGAGCATAAGCAAAGATGAGCGGGCCAAAGTCACCAAGCACATCAACGAGATGGTCGCTGAAACCATGTATCGCCACGACCGAAGTGGTAAGCACATGGGTCGTGCCATCATTGTACCACACTCCACTCGTACACTCGAGGTTGATACACTTCTGTACGAAAGATTTGGGAGGCAGATATAAGCGTTCCGCAATTAAGTTGGTTAGGTATTTTTTTCAAACGAATTAAAACCGTGCAACTGCGAGGATATTGCTCGAATTAAGTTATTTCGTCTAAGGGTTTCAACATAATGGTGTACTATACTACTGTACTATACTATACTATTACTATTTATTGAAATATCTTCTATACGAAATAAATTATTACCCGGCAAATACCACGCAGTACCTCGATTTTATTTCGTTTGTTGAACTGACTTTACCAACTTAATTCCATAACGCTTAAGTACTGACGACAATAGAGGAATTGATATGCTAACACAACAAGGAACAATCGACATTTACCACCAGCACGACCTACCACTTGACATCAACAAGGTGGTAGTGTACTCCGAGAATGACTACGGTGGGGCCGCACATGTGGCCGCACAAGCGTTCATTCAAGGCGAGGACGCAGATGCGTACATCGTCAGCCACCTAATCAAGAACATGGTGTTCAACCAGTCCATTGATTTTGAATTTCCCGGCTGGCCTGTTCACTTCGTAGAAGATATGGTCTTCATCAATGTGAACAAGTGGCCACACACACCCATCATACCCATAGAAGAAGCCGAGGCCACATGGATTTACGCCTACCAACCAGTGCGTGATACTGTCAAGGCCATACAGAATCTATGGGGTGGACTGACTGGTTGTGAAGTCACGGTGCAGTATCTAACGACCACTCACATCCACGACAATATGCAGTCCGATTACTTCACCTCGCTGAAACCAAGCGAGATAATGACTCACGAGTTCAGTGGCATGGCGCTACATACGCAAAACGAATTGCACTCCTTCTTCACACCCCCAGCATGGCTGTTCCCAACCCTTGCGGCTGGGCTTGGCTTGACTTCAAGCACCGTATTCAGTGGTCACGATGCCGACGAAGAGGTTGATGCCAGCGCCGCACAAAGGCTGTGGGCTCACCTACTCGACTGCTCCAATCTCGACGGGCGCACATGGAACAAGACTAAGTTCAACCGCTCGCTTAGGATGGCACGAGAAGAAGCCGCTCGGACTACCGAGATGCTTGAGGACATCAAGAAGACGCTCGCAAAGGCGAACCACACGGACGCACCTCAAGGAATGTGGGGTTGATACTGTGGACATCTTCAAGGCCATGACTGAGTATGTTGAGCGCAACCACTATGTGGATGTGGCCGACAAGGTACCAGTGTTCCTGTGCTCTATCGGCACTCACATCTTCAATGGTCTAAACAAGTGCGGTACCTGTCCGTTCATCCCTATGGAAGAAAAGGACTTCGCTATCGACGCTTGCATACTACGCCACGACAGTGCCCCACTCTACACACCAATGTCCCATGTAGCAGACACTCGCCTACATATCCTCATGCGAGGTATGAAGGGGTCGGGTAAATCTGTACTGATTCAATTGTTCTTGAGCCCACGCACAGGGTTGCTTGCTAACGCACTCAACGCTGACATAGGCATGGGCTTCCGTACTGACATTGGCCCTAACTCAATCACCGAAGCCGGTATGTTCGGCTCGGTTGATGAAGAAGGTAATATCATGGGTCGCCCTCTCGCTCGTGAGATGTGTGGTGGCTTCCTCGGCTTTGAGGAATTTTCATCTATCACAGATGCTGGTAAGAAGGAACACAGTACCGACATCAAGAACCAATTGCTGACCTCCACCGACAATGGTCGGGTCAAGAAGGTCATGCGGGCTGGGTGGGTCGAGTACACCACTCGCTACACGCTATGGGCAGGTACACAACCGGCTCGGTTTGAGATGGAGTCGGGTCTTGACCGGCGGTTCTTTATCATCGACATTGAGATGAACCCCGAGAAGGAGCGACTGTTCAAGATGGCACAGGCCAAGCAAGCGAGCATGAGCCCCAACGACCGGGCCGAACTGGTGCGTATGGCTGACGAGATTCGCAACTTCTTCACTGACCGTGCCCTCGAGGTTATCACCAACCCACCTACTTCTCTCCGCTTCGACGACGAGTTCAACGAATGGCTGTTCCGTCCCGAGGTCCGTAGCCACGAGGCTGACTTGTTCCGTCGCATGGCTCTCGGGTACGCTATCATGTCCCCTCACTACAAGGGTGGGGATATACTGCACATCGAAATGACTGCTCAACTCCGAGCCATTCTCGACCGTTGCTTGGACATGCGCCGCACTGTGATGGATGCCGACCTACGGCTCATCAAGACGGCGTTTTGGAACCAAGCCATGTCACGCTCCAACCTTATCAAAGAGGTAGCACGGATGATTACCAACGGTGATTATCAGTCTGCCAAGCGGTGGATTGAGGACAACCTACAAATACAGCCGTGGTTTAATGAGGAAAGGAGTACAAAGACTGGTCGAGGTCGGAAGGGAGTGTCGTGTATCATTGGGTACCCGCAAGCCAAAATTCAACTCGACGCACAGAAGGTGAAACAATGAAATCAAATACAGGCAAGAAGCGATTCCTACGGGACGCAATCGAATACATCAAGACTAACGGACCAGCAACTGCGGGTGTACTGCACGAGCAAGTACGATACACCAAGACTGGTAAATTGCTTAGGGATAGCCCGAGCCGTCGCCAAGCCCAACAACTGCTTGCACGATGCAACGCTCTCAGCAGTAGGGATGTCTTGGTGACTCGAGTCGATGTCGCACTTAAGTCGCCCTATGTGGTGAAAGAATACTTCCTAAAGGGTGATGAGTGATGGGTAAGTACACTGCTTGGTGCGACCAAGCCAAAATCCAAATCCTACGCAACGGCGAGATGTCCTCTCGTGCTCTCCTACACAACATTGCCGAGCAGGGATTCAGTGCCCGACGAAGCCCGAGCAGTGTTCAGTCGGCCTCACAAGCATTGCTTCGTGACCCGAGATTTGTGGGGCACACGCCCGATGTTGGTTCTTATCAGCAGGGTGATGGTGAGATGGGTCAGTCCTACCACTACCGAGTCAAGGTATGGAGTGTGCTCGCATGAAGACCCGACGACAAATCCAAGACCGAATCGAAGAACTACACAACAACCCTGCCGCTGTTTCGGTACTACGCTGGGTCATTGAGGACAACAACTGTGCTGTGTGCCAACTGGCAAACAAGCGTGATGTTGAGGTCAAGATTCATCGTGGTGAAATGACAAGCACATTCCTTGAGTCGAAGTACTCATGGCCTGTCGGTACAGTCATGACTCACATGGATGAACACCTGCAATACGACCCCAACGAAGCATCCCACATCGAGCAGATGCGTGACGAGTCCATCAGCACACTCAATGTGGCTGAGAACCTCGTGCAACGGCTTGTGTCGTGGCTTGATGAACTCGAGCAACGCAAGGTCACTGAGGGACTCACCTCCGAATGGATTGGTGACGCCACCAAATTGCTATCGCAAGGACAAGGCTTCTTGAAATTGGTAGGTCAATTGAAAAGTGAAATCGGTGTCGATTCCCAATTGCTACTTGCTGACCGGAAGGTCGATGCCATGATGGGTATTCTCGTCGAGGTACTACGCAACGAACCACTGTACCTTGACCAAATCCAATTGCGACTTGCTACTATGCAAGCCCCGGTCATGTCCTACGACGACGCAGACTTTGAGGTGATTGAATGAAGAGTGAGTGGGATTGGATGATGGTTGGTGAGGAAGAATGAGCATGAAGAAATGGCGCAATAAGAGTGCCAATATGCTCTTTACTCGACCCATCTATGAGTCGGAGTTCCCTGCTCTTGCGGCTTCAATGGCCGAGGATGGTATAAGCATTGTCTTGGCCGACAATGCGAATGGTTATCAGTGGCTTGTAGCAGACTACCAAGTCCCTGCGAAGTCGATTCGTGAGGTGTGGGGATTGACCCCGCACCAAATGCGTCGATTGATTCATTGGGCACTAACAAATACATCGGGGCTGAACGCATGGGAGTAGTAATTTTCACAACAGACGACGAGCAATACCGCACCGGCGATTACTTCGTCATGTACGGACAAATGACAGTCGCCCCCACCCAACCAAACACTACCTACATTTTCCACACGGACAAGTTCACTGAGAGCGATGCCCTGTATTGGGCACAGGTAGTGCCACACCGTATGGTAGTGGTCAGCAGTAAGATTCCACGACTGAGCAAGAAGAGTGAGGACTGCGTTATCGTGGACCAACGCTCTCGAGTGGCGAAGGAAGACTTCTCTCGCAAGATGCGAGCCGCTCTATGCTGGACTGACCGTGACCGGGCCCACAGTGCCCTCTCTCCTATTCCCCTTGCGCTTGCCAATGCTTTCATCAAGGTCAATGTCAATGACATTGGCTTCGGTAGGCTACTGGCCCGATGCAAGTTCACACTACACGACAGTTATACTCGTGCGGCTATTGCCTACGGTATCGTTCCTGTGCGTGGCTTCAAGTGGCCACCCAAGAGCAAGCGCAGTGACTATATACTGCCGGGCGGTATGAGAAAAACAGACAGACACTTGGACATCATTGTGAACAATGACATCGTTGTGACGAATGAGATTCGCACTAACGATACCCAAGCACTTCCGAAAGGACAAAACAAAACACAACAGAAGGTAATACAATGGATTTGAAAACACTAACACACGACGCACGAGATGATGAACGAAGCATGAAGCACACTGTTTTTGTGTACGGCACTCTCAAGAAAGGCTACTACAACCACCATGTGCTCGGCGCTGATGCTGAGTTCGTGGACTACGCTAACACTTATGGCGCTGAACTTCATTCGGTCGGTACTTCCTTCCCCGCCATGATGCGTGGGGATAAGCAGGTACTTGGTGAGGTGTGGGCCATCTCCGATGAGGCTCTCGATAGAGTGGACCAACTCGAAGGTGTTGAGGTAGGCATGTACACTCGTGAGCAAATTGCACTACAAATGCACAACAGCACTGACCGCAACGCATGGACATACATTGCTGATGAGATGTTCTTTGGTGGTCACTTGGGCCCAGAAATCAAACCTAACGCTGACGGAATGGTGGTGTGGGAATGATTTCATTTATGATTTTTATGGTGTGGCTGGTATGGCAAGTTCTCGTCCCAGTCCTACAAGCAGACATCAGTCATGTGCACGAACCGTACCACTTTAGTGAGTATGAAGCCAGTTCATTGGGCGAGTCTGCTATGTTCCTAAATGTGCACGACAACGAATGAACCTTATGGACCCAATGCTTATAGCATAATATGTGTCGGCCAATAACAACAACAAGCGTGTCCGTCGAGCCATAGTCGAAATACTACTCGAACACGGACCAGCGACACGAGAGGAAGTTGCGGAGTACCTGCAAACATACAAGGGTGTCAAGAATGTCCCTTCTCCTAACAGCATCAGTGCTCTCATGTCGAAGAATCCTCAAGTGGTCATTGTTGGTAGGCAGAAGGTCGAAATGACCATCGGCATCAACACACATCACATGTTATTCGACATTGACCGACAAGTTATCAAGGGCAAGGAGGATTTAATTTTGACTCGGCCCATCTCAGTAATGACTCCAAAGGAGCGAAAGACTGCCAAGCAGTGTCCCTCCTGTGGGCGTACACGCATTATGCCGGAGCAATCCGACGAGTGCCTATCCTGTATTCGTCAGTAGCATTATATAGTGGCGTAGATACATGGGTATCTATGAAGCAAGTATGGGCTACCAAACACCGACCCACTACCCTTGATGATTTTGTTGGACAAGAACACATTGCATCCGAGTTCGAGGGCATCCTCGGTGGCAAGCCTATGCAACACTTCATCTTCTATTCTTCCGAGCCGGGCACGGGCAAGACTACGCTCGCACACATACTGGCCAATCAACTTGGCTATCATATTCACATGTACAATGCTTCGTCTAAGCGACAGCGTGGTATCGAGTTCATCGAAGAAGAACTTGCACCCATGACTCGTCTTGGTCAGTGGGAAACCATTTACTTCTTGGACGAAGCAGACCAACTAACTCCCGCCGCACAGTCGGCTCTCAAGGGTGTCATTGAAGGCGCTCAAGGGTACTTCATTCTCACCTGCAACGACTTGAGTAAGTTGTCGCCGTGGCTACAATCTCGCTGTCAAGTTCGCCACTTCACGCCGATTGGGGATTCCGAGATGTTCTTCCGACTGCACAAGGTCGATGCCGCCGAAGGTTTCACTACAAGCAGTGACGACTTGGATGCCATCATCTCCGCTAACAAGGGCGACCTTCGCAACGCAATCAATGCACTACAAGCATACCACTCCATATCCCTCGACGCACGAGGGCAATTCCTTCGCTCCATCTCGGAGCCAGTGGTCGATGCGGCTCGCATCCTAACACTGTGTATCAAGGAAAGCAGGGTCGAGGAAGCCGTCAAGTTGATGGGCCAAGACAACCTACGCAGAACCATAGACGCCGTATTTCAATACGGTGTTTCATCTCCAGCCAAAAGCCAAAGCAAATTGCTGTTGGTCGATGCCGCTACACAAGCCCAACGGGACTTGTTGAGTGGTGTGGACGAGCACTATGTTGTGTGGGATTTCTGCCGCCGATTGGCAGAATAGACAGGGTTATATAGTGGCGGAGATAGATAAGAAAATAGAGGTTTAGAACATGGAACTACAACAGATGATTGAACGAATTGCCAAAAATGTGAACTGCACGATTGATGCGCTACAACAGCGTATGGAAAGTGTGTACAGTGAGAACTGTACTGCTTGGATGGACTCGGGTAAGACCGAAGAAGACTGCAAAGTGCAAGCACTACGAATTGCCGGACGACAAGTGAAAAGCGAAGGAGAGCGACTAAAGCGTTCCGGCGCAACACTCTTTGAAGGAATGTTCGTTAGCGCACCACGATACAAAGACTGGGCTCAAATGGCCTACAAGAAAGCAGGTACTACTATCAGCACCGGCGGCGAAGCAGTCGTCGAGGCTATGGTCACTGACGGACTTGCGACAGTGTACGAAGACAACAACGATGGGACATTCACCAAGTCCTACAACCCTTCGCTTGCCGCAAAGCAATCCTTCGAGCCGGAGATGGCTACGGTCGAAATCACTTCGCTACCGAAGGACACCTACGATGCTGGCAACGGCGTTCACTTCCACCTTGTGTGGGACAAGAACAGCGTGACCTTCCCATCCGGTGACAAGAACTTCAAGTACGGTGCGGCTCGCCCTCTCAGTGAGAAGGACCGAACCTGTACCTTCTTGGGTCGCAAGCAAGGCGAAACGGATGTGCAGATGTACTCCTTCCGATTCAATGGTAACTTGGCTGAGACTGACCAACCTACCTTTGTCCCCGGCACAATCGCCATGCGACCTGCTCGCAACGGCAATGTGGCCTACGCAAAGCCGGGTGTTTCGACCTTCGCTGTCGATAACTCCCTGCAAGCAGTGTTCAATGACTCACCGGACACCATGAACTACGATGGCGTCCACCGACTCGAGAAGGGACTCGATGGTATCGAATCCTATGTCCACGGGCTCAGTGACAAAGAGAAGTGGGACGCACTCGTGTCTGTTATCGTCGAGGTCATTCACATTGACCCTCGTGACAACGGCGGCTACATCCTAACTGTTGGCGACTTGGACATCATGTCCACTGCTGGCACTGTGGACATCTACATCCCTGCGGCACACGAATCCCAAGTGGACTTCGGTGTCGGTTCAACGCTCATGGTTCTCGGACAACCATACATCAGCCGTGACAATGAGGCTCGCCTCGTCACTACCGGCTGGTGGTGTGCTGAGTCGATGGCTGTTTCAGCAGACCTCGGGGACGCAGACGCTGAGGGGTGGGACTGATGGCTTGGGCGAAGAGCGAACAACCTGCCGCAAGCAAGGGTCAGCAACCTACCTACGGTGCTGACTACTACAAGGCGCTGTTCGAGAAGAAGCGTGAGAACCACGCTCCTATCCGCATGGCCCTCGTTGGCAAGGAGAACACGGCTAAGACCGGGCTCTCACTTGACCTCGCACTCAAGCACACGGACAAGCAAATCATTGTCCTCGACTGCGACAACTCCGCACAGAACACCGTGGACCTACTACTCACTACCAATGTCGAGGGAGCAGACCGCATCCGTGTCATTCCCCTCATCGACGAGATGGATGATGCCATGTGGAATGAAGACAACACTACCAACTGGCTCGCAGTAGTCAAGAAGTTGGAGTGGTTCACTTCCTACTTGGGTGAGCAACATGAAGACATCGGCGCAGTGGTCATGGACGGCGGCTCCACTTTCCTTAAGTGGTGCGAGTTCGTTATGACTGAGCGACTGATTGAGCGTGGCGTCATCAAAGACGACAGCGATAACTTCAATCAAAAGGAATGGCGTGAGCGCAACCGTGTGTTTAAGGGTGTCCTTAACCGCTTGACTGCGCTACCAATCCCCTACATCTTCTTCACCTTCCACTTGAAGGACAAGAAGCAGTTCATGGATGTCGGTAACGGCACAAAGGCCATGATGAAGATTGGCGAGATTGTCGATTGGGTCGATGGTACCCAGCGATTCGTCAGTCAGCAGATTCTGCTACGACGGTACACAAAGAAGGGTGACAAGACCGCTGGTGTTGAGGCTGACAAGAGCCTTAACGAAGGGGACTTCATCATCCGTGCCACTATCAATGAGATGAAAGGTCGCAACATGCAACACTTGGGCAAGCGATACGATGTCATGTCGGTCAAAGGCGGCTTTGTTTCTTGGGAAGGACTACCATTTGGGTGGGAGTGAGATGAGCGACACAAGAGATAACTTCATCCTTGAGGCGTTCAAGCAACTGCAAATCAACTCCCAACTGGTCGCACAGCGCCTCGACCTACTGCAAGAACACCTTGAACTCCTGTCGGTACGCATTGCTGATTTGGAGCATGAGGTCGATGAGATTCCCAACCTCGGTAAGATTCTCGCCGCAGTACAAGAACTACAAGAGCAACACGACGCTCCAGCCTCGACCTTCACCCACTACATTTCGGGCGGTGTGCCTCGATGATTATACCCCGCAAGGCTTTGGAGCAATTGCTCATGGCTACGCTACGGGAGCAGAACATCAACGGCAAATCACAAGACCAAGTTGCCGGGTGCGTCTTGTCCCTCTCGGATAAGCGCATCAGCACTACGAGTATTGTTAAAGATGGCAAGACCTCGCTCGCTCGATTCTCCTTTACTGTGAGTGAATCATATCCAGATGAAGCCATTCCGGTGCCAGACATTAGGCGTATGCTTGGTGTGCTAAAGCACCACGACAAGCAACTTGTTAGACTCGTTAGTGATGCGGGCAAGGTCAAAGTCACATCTGAGGGCAAGCAGACTACTCTCACTGGTGGACTTGATGCTAAGGCATTTGCCAATAGTCAGCACACACTCGAAGAGTGGTCTAAGCAAGCGTTGAAGCGAGCCGAGCAGATTATCGACGGCAAGACCTACATGACTCTCGATAAACAGATTGTCGCACCATTCTTTACGGCTGAGGTGGATGCTGTCGAACTACACAGTGCCTTGCAGTGTGATGGCATGAACGGACAGAAGTTGAACAGATATAAGTTCGCCGTGAACGACAACACACTCTCCGTGACCGTAGGAAGCCCCTTCAAGGGCCTAACTGAGGTGAACTTGGGTGAGTACACTACGGACGACTTTGAGGCCATCTATGAGGGTGGTTTGGAAAATGTCGCCAAGTACTACCGAGGCAAGATTAAATTGCGATTCATGGACTTCACAGACTACGGACAAGGCATACGCCTACTACTCGCTATGGAAAATGGCGACTGGGTATTTCAATCCGGGGTGCTTTGATTGACTCTTGGTCATAAATACGACTCTATCACTGGATTCAGTATGCAACAGGTCGAGGACACTTGTGAACACCCTGTGTTTCAGCGGTGGATTTACCGTGGCTCCGACCGAAGGCGCAGAATGCGAATCATACTCTCTATGGTCATTCACCATGAAATGAATGAAGAGCAGTGGTACACTACTGAGGAACTACGCCAAATGTGTCTCGAGCATGATGCAAGGGGCGGTTCTTCTATGATGATTACCAATGTTCGCATAGGCACACTCATGCGAGTTATGATTGCTCGTGGAGTGGTCGAGTTCCGCAAAGGGGATGGCGCAAGAGAATACAAGAAGGTGAAACAATGATAACTTGGAAATGTGAAAAATGCAATGCAGAAAACAAAGCGACCGACCCGTGGGGTATTGCGAGCGTACTTATTGACTCGCAAATCAGCACGGAGTGCAGTAAGTGCGAATCCCTGCACCTAATCACTGTTAGTGTCAAGACTCTAAATGATGATTTCCGCAACGAGGAATGGCTCACCAATGCTTATGTGACCAACAGATATACGATGGCGCAGATTGCCCGTATGTGCGGGGTCACACCAATGACTATACAGAACTGGCTACGACGCCATAACATCCCTACAAGGGGGCGAGGCCGTGGTAAATCTGCCGAAGGACAATAAGTACGAAATCATAATGTGTTGCGACTGTGACAGTATCATTAAGGTACGAAGGTTGGACAAGCACAAGACTCCCGAGAGTGCCGTCGTACAGAATCTTATGACGGTTGTTGCGTGGTGCAACTGCTTGTACAATCCTTTGTGAACATCTATATACTGCCGACAACACATGACTTAGTATGATTGTCACACATATAGGTGGAAGAAAGGTACGAATCCGTTCTCGAAACCCGGAAACAAATGAGCGTAGGGATTATGTCGTCGAGGCATACCCCTACTGCTTTGCCAAGAATGTGAACGACCGATATGGATTGGTCAAAGTCGAAGAAGGGTACGAAGGACTGTATGGTACGGACTTGAGCAAGGTGCACTTTCGCACCGAGTACGACCGGAGGCTGTGGTCTAAGCATACCGACACATGGGAGGCACACATAACCTTCCCCAACCAAGTCCTCAATGACCGACTGGTCAAGGGCGAAGACCCTATCCCTAATTATGAGCACAGGGTGTGGTATCTTGACGGTGAGTGGAAGACCACTTCCGGGGAGATTACCATGCTCTCGGTGTTGGACTCCTACACCAAGCGCATGCTCACATGGGTCACAAGCCCCGACATCGAACCGGGGCTACACAAGTCCCTGCCCTGCATTGACCACCCGGATGGGCTCAAGGAGATTCATTTCGACACTCCGGTACGAGCGTTTGCTAACGAGCGACAACTACTTGCTCACTTTGCATCGCAGATGTCCAAGCATGACCCCGATGTCATTGCTGGGTGGTATGTGGTGGATGCTGACATCAAGCAGATATGTGACCGCATGAGGGCTGTGGGCCTTAATCCCAAGAGCCTATCTCCCTACAACCGTCACGACTTCATGTACAATTGGAGTGATAAGCACTGGTCGCAACCCATTCCGGGGCGACTTTGCTTTGACCTTATGGTTGGATTCAAGCGACTGTGGACTATCAAGAATGGACAATTGGCTTCGCAGAAGTTGGATGATATTGCTTGGCATGTGCTACAAGAGCGGAAGGTTGATTTGCCCAACGGACACGATACCTACTACTCCGATGTAGGTACATACCTTGACTATAACCGACAAGATGTGAGGCTACTCCCCCGACTGGACGAAGCGGTCAATGCTGTGGGGTATCACACCTCTATGCAACATCTTGTGCAGTGTCAGTTGGCTACGACTCCCCTCATCACCGCTATGTCGGCAAGTCTGTTCCTACAAGACAATGAGTTCGACCTACGCATACCCGACTCCCCCAAGTTCGAGAAGCGGGACTATGCTGGGGCTGATATTCAAGAGCCGGAGCCCGGACGCTACACCAACATTGCTATTATGGACATCAAGGCCATGTACCACTCCAATGTAAATCTACATAACATCTGCTGGACTACGCTGTCGGATGAAGGCTTGGACTGTGGCAGTGGTGCCAAGTTCATGCAGGGGGACCGGGGTTTGCTCGGTAGGACTATGGACAAATTGACTGTCAAGCGCAATGAGTACAAGGCGCTAATGAAACAGGCTCGGGCTGACGGGGATGAAATAGCCTACAAGAAGTGGGATGGTGCTCAATTTGCCACCAAATCAATGGTTGCTTCCCTCTATGGTATCTGCGGTGACTCTAAGTTCGGCATGTACCACCCCGACATAGCCGCCGCTATCACATACACCTCTCGACAGACTCTATTTCGTCTGCGTGACGAGTGCAACGAGCGTGGTTATCCTGTGCGCTATGGGCACACTGACTCCATATTTTGCGAGGTACCAAGTCCCGAAGAAGGGATGGTACTTGTTGATGAAATTAACAAGGCTATGGCTCCTATCGAAACCGAGTTCGAGAAGTGGTGTGAGTCTATGATTCTCAAGCGCAAGAACCGCTACGCTGGCAAGGTCACATGGACTGATGGTCAGTCCCACGAGCCCGAATACTACTACAAGGGCCTTGAACTCAAGCAAGCGAGGATGCCAAAGGCCATGAAGTCCACAATGGACTCCATACTTCGTGCTATCCTCGATGGTGTTGCTCAAGATGAGGTCGATACTGAGGTATGTGGGCTCATTACTAAGGGCATCAACGGTGAACTTGCCGAGGATGTGTTGATGGTAGGAAAGTTGAAGCGTCGTCTTTCACAGTATAAAGTACTTTCGGGTGCCTCAGCGGGTGCTGATTGGGCTAAAAAGAACCTCGGTCGCAACTATGAGGTCGATGAGGCGTTCCTAACCGCCGTCAATAAGCGAGGACAACACATTGCATTTGACAATTTTGAGCAACTGCAAGGTGTGTGTACTATTGACTGGGCGAGAATGACGGAAACATACATTGTGAACAAAGCATGTGACATTTACGACCTTGTTGGGTGGAGTACACAGGAATTGTGGAATGCCCATCGTGGTCTTGGTGCTGTTCAGTGGATATGACTATATAGTGGCGTAGGCAAAGTGAGTAATATGACCGAAGAAAATCGAACACCCCGCAAAATGACAACGAAAGAACTCACCGAAGCGGTGCACAGTCTTGGTTCATCTATGAATCGACTTGCCAACGCACTCACGGAGGACATGATGCAGATTATGGCAGTCCTCAGTGGTCTTTTGACACACTTGGGATTGCTCGAAACAATCACCTGTCCTTCATGCGGTACTGAACTGCGACATCCTAAGTTGGATGAAGTACCAACGCCTACCCACTGCCCTGCATGTGGTAGCGATTTGGACGCAAAAGAAGAAGAATGATTAAAAAACACACGGGATGTGGAATGACTATGGCAAAAGTATTGTTGGCAGAAATGGATGAGAAATTGGTCGCTAAGGCCATCGCACAACACGGAAAGCGTGATGTGTGCATCGCTATGGACAACAGCGTCGAGAACCTCCAGCGAGCAGTCGCTATGGGACTCGATACTTTTTGCTTGGTTGGCGCAGATGCTGACCCTAAGATGTTCTCCGAGCACATCACTTCCGCCCCTGTGAAGAAGGCCGCACCAAAGGCCAAGAAGCAAGAGGCGAAGAAGGATGAACCAACAACCGAATAAATACAGCAAAGAGTGGTTTGAAATCCACGGACCCGAACACGGACACGCTAATCCATTCAAGGCCAGTAATAATGATTGGCCGGTACGACTATCCAAGTCAGCCTTTATGACTTATCTTGGTTGTCCACGCAAGTATTGGTGGTCAAATGTTGCCGAGATACGAGGGCCGAGGAATCATTTTATGGTTCATGGGACCGCAGTCCACACT